CACCATAAATATTTCTTTCAAAACCCGCGTTTACCAAAACTGCACAATCAGGGTTAGTTATTATTCTGTGTTTACGGATATAGTACTGACTTATAGTATCTGCTGAATTTGCAGCGTTTACCACTCTTCTAAACGTTCCTTGGGTGTTGGTTTGGAAAGTGGTTCCTGTATATCCGACATTTCTAATATTAAAAATATATTCGTCAGATCCTGAAGCTCCGTCACCTAAAGACGTTACTTGGAACATGCTATTACCATTATAATTTACAGATAAATAAACATATTCACCAACCGATAATCCGTGTTTCATCGGGGATTTAAAAACAATGTTGTTTCTTTGTAGGTTAGCCCCTGCAACCACATAATAAGGTATTCCATTCGACACAACCCAAGACCATGTTATAGGTGAATCGGGTTCAACCGTGAATAATGTTTTTGTAAAGTCATTAGCATATGGATAACTTATATGATGAGACCAATTGTATGTTGTTGCACTAACATTCTTAAATGTAAGGTGATTATTGGGTGGTTGTGTGTAACCAATGACACTATTATCAGTTCTTATAAAATCAAACTCAGGGTATTGTGGTAAACCGTCCCACGGCACATTTTGATTAGTGGGTAATGGTGGAACTGATGGTTGATTACCTTGATAATAATAGTCTTGAGCGTTCCCGACAGCATTTGTGTAGTACAGATTGTCTCTGTATGGGACATAAGTTGTTGATCCAGAAATTCCATTTTCAAATAAAATTGTAAACTTAGTAACTGGTCTGAAAATACTAGATAATTGTCTTTCTTCCTCAAAAACATTTACCAAATTCAAATCAACACTTCTATCGTATTCAACTAAATCTTTAGAAGTTTGAGCTAAAGGTACATTTATAAATTGATCAGTTCTTGGTGCTGACTTATACCTCTGTGTAGATAATATTATTCTTTCTGTTGGGTCTACGGTCATTACAATTCAGCGGTTGATACATAAAGTTTATAGAATCTATCTACTGCGGTCTTACCATTATTCAATCCAAAATAGAAGTGGTAAGGAGCACCGACAACGATTGCTTGTTGATTAGTACCAACTGGTTGTCCTTGTATAATTGTATTAATTGAGGGTTGTGGTGTTGGTATTCCGTTAACGTAATTAGAGATATAACCTAATCTTGTACTTTGAGTTATATATTTCTCATTTAAATTAGTAAAATCTAATTCTTGATACTTGTCACTAAAAAACCCTCCGTTATAAACATTATCAGTAACCCAGTTGTTATCTTCAGTTCCAAATATATTAGAGGTAGGGTTACTTGTCTTTAAAGACCATTTGTAGTGAGGTACAACTTGTGACTTAGAATAACCAAATTTTTCCTCAATAAGTGGTGATGTACTATACGTTTGGATTCCCGGAGATTCGATTTTTCTATAATTTAGATTAGGTGTTGGTGTTTGGAAAAATAATCCCATTACAGGTTTAATTTGATTACCTGTAGCACCATTATCACCAAAGAATATATAGTTGTTACTTGGTACGTTTTCAGTAATAAATGGTAATACCTTCCACTCAGAATTTATTGATAACATTTGAGCCCAATCACCATCAATTCTATAACCACCTCTTGTACTATTGAAGAATTGGATTACTCCTTGTCCTTCACTTGAGTCGTCACCAACCTTAAGAGGTATCATTCTTTGTCTAACACCATCATTTAAAATTCTAGATAAAAACCCTAACTGAATAATGTCTGAGTTATCTTGGTATGATGTTGCTTTCATTTGGTCAGCAAAATACGCACCAAACCCATCTATTCCACCACAACAAATCTCATTAATAAACGCATCTCTCGGACCTAAATCAACCACCGTCGTTGGAAATTGGATTTGTTTTTTATTGTATCCGAAACCAGGGAAGTCGGCGAAAGGGTTTGAGGAGTTAAATGAAGGTGAATTTTTACCTATAAATTTAGTACCACTCCATGGTGATGATCTATAATAAAAACTATTATTTAGGTCATTAAACACAATAACTTGTTCACAATAATTATAATTAGGATTACCGATCGAACTGAAGGTTGTTCTCTTGTTAAAGTTGAACATATATAGTACTCCGTTAATCCAATTGTTTTGGAAGACTTGAGCAAAAATACCTCTACAAGCAGCAAAGTTCATGGTAAATCTTGTTTTCCATTCTAAGAACAATCTAGCGTCTTCAGGATATTCAGCCAAATAAGTTTTATTTAACAAACAATAACAACCATTAACCATTCGGTTAGCGGGAATGGAGCATTGACTAGACGGTATAACACCAACATTACTTCCTGAACCACTATAACATTCTAATGGGACCATACCTTCACAAGTTAACGTATCGGTAAGACCTGATACAAATGCATCCTCATCTTGTTGTTCACCACTTGGTAAATCTAACCCGGCAGAAATTGTAGGTTCAGAAGCAATACCACTCGCATTGTAAACCGTAAAGTTATTATTTTGGTGTAATGCATATCCCGTTCTATTTTGAAGTCCGTTTTCCACTTTAGTTGATGTAGGTAACCTATCACTCCTCATTACTATATTAGTAGATTGGAAGGTCACAGGTGTTAAACCATATCGATAATAAGCAGGTGAATAAAGAACTGAAATGTTACCACCAACATTTGTGTTATTAAACCAACCATTTTGAGTTGAGTAATATTGATCTTTTTGACAATCTTGATCACAACCACCACCTGAGTTTGTGTATAAAGTATAGTTAAATGGTATATTTAGATTCCACGCCAAGAATGATCCACCACCAACATATTGTGTCGGTGCAGATTGTTGTCTCGGTATTGTGAAGTTAGAACTTGCCAGTAATTGATATAAATTACCTCCTGTAGTCAAACTTGATGTAGTCTGCCAACCTGTATTAACAGGAGTATATGACCCAATACCCGAAACGTTAGTATCGTCGGTACACAAATAGAAATAAGGTAAGTTAGATGTGAACGCAGTAAATTTAGTAACATCAGGTGTAAATGCAAATGAAGGGAAATATAAGTTTGACGTGTTGTTAGTCGAACTGACGTGACTAACAGGTTTATTTCCTGAAGCAAACGATGAATATCCTTGTATTGGTCTATTCAAATAATAAGAACCTTCTATCTGTACCGAACCATTTAACGATGTGAAACCAAATACCTTAGATAAATCATATTTTATAGTTTGTTTTGGTGTGAATGGGTCGACACCTCTTACGAAGATACAAACTTCATAACCTTCCCATCCACCCATTAAGGTTATAACATTATTAATTGTCCACGAACTAAAATTATTAGACCCTACAGGACAGTCTGGAGTTGCAATGGACACACTATGTCTCAAATAATTGTTAGGGAATAAACCAGTATTTAATTGATCAATACCTATAAAGTCATTTACAGTTAATCCTGTTATGAGTTGGAAGTATTCCACGTCTGTCGCATATTGTAAATAACTCTGTTCTACGTTAGGATTACCTTGTACTGGTAGTTGGCTAACCTCAGGTAAACTAAGGACAATGTTTGCCGGAAGATTTTGAGTCGGATTCGTTGGGTTCGCATAACTTATTTGACTTGGAACTGAATTACCAATTAACGTTGTACCTGTAATTGAATTTGTACCGAATTGGTTAAGTGTCGCACCTGTTAAGTTTAACAGACGATTGGATGACTGAGTATCCAAATAGTTAGGATTTTGGAATGAGCAAACATTACCTACACCTATTTGACTTGTCGCACCGGCACTCATCAAAATTACCACAACTTGATCCAAGAAAAATTCGGACCCTAGACTTGGGTTAACAGTAGTTTTAATTTGATTAACAGCCCCTCCAAAATTAAAATATTTATCTCTTGTATTGAAGTCGTTTAGCTGTTGTGGGAAAGTTTTAGATAGTGGGTATGCAAAATATCTAGCGTCTGCAACAAGGTCATAGGTTGGGAATAATTGTTTATCCGCAGACCATAAAAAAGGTTGTGGTGCGTGTAGTAGATATTGTTCATTAACATATAGACGGTTAGGATTAGTTGATGATAGTACATCGTATCCTGAAATGACTCTAGCCAAATCTAAAGACGCTTGAACCGCTAAATTTTGACTAATATCTTCATCACCTATTAAATTAGCTAAGTTTTTATATGGCCCTATTCCACCACACTGGTATTCATCTTGAGTTGGGTCATCATTGGGTCCGACTAAATTAGGATGCTCTATTTCGTAAGATCCTGCTGAGTTTACAGGTGCGATAATACTAAGAGATGGTACTAATGTTGTATCATAAAAACTACTTCCACCTGTTTGAGCCGCAGCCTCAAGTTCATCATTAACACTATTAATGTCAAAATTATCATCTTGTTCCGCATTTCCACAATCACAATCACAACTTGTACAATCAGGATATGCAATCATAGGTAATGCAATTCTTGGGAACCCTTTAACTTTAATTGCCGCCACAACCGCAAAAGCTAAAAATGCTGCGGCTAGTATAAGTTTAAATGTTGCCGCGGCAATTAGGAATATACCTGCGAAAATTAAACGTATACCCTCCAAAATAAAACCAACGTTAACAGTAACACCAAGACCCACTTGGAAAACCCCTGCTCCCGCACTTATTAATTGTATACCACTTTGAATTGCATTAAATAATGCAACCGCGGCGTCATAAGTTAAGTAAATACTCAACACTATCAACACATATTTTAGTATTGGCCAAATAAACGAAATAAAGTGAGCAACAAATAATAAAACTAATATTGGAAATGTTAGAATATTAATTAGTATATTGAATACGAAGAATATCGGATCAAAGTTTCGTATAATATCATTCACAGGGAATGTATTTACGGTAGACTTACACGATCTGTTATCAATTTCTTTTATACCTAAATGTTTTGCTCTACCAATACCGTTCTTGTATCTATCTAAGAACATGGCAGTCGTATATACCTTATTGTACTTGAATTCGTAGAATGTATCCTCACAATCAATCGCTTCTTGGGGATTGACATAATCATCCCAATCTAAACTAAATGCGTAAGATTTTAATAAATTAAATAATGTTTCAGGATAAACCGTAAACGAAAAGTCTTGAGTTACGTTAGGATTAATTGGCGTACCAACAATTTGTATTGTATCACCAATGTTAAACGGTATTGAATTAAGTGATCCTGTATATTCAACCCCATTTAAATATACCTCATATGACGAGCTGTTTATTGCATTATCTAATGAAATACCAGCATCAAAACCAAATGATTGTATTTGAGTCACACCTGATATCGCACCCGCAGATATTTGATAGGTATATGATTGTGTTGCTTGATCAAATGGATCATTCGCAGAATTTGACCATCCATATTCTTTAATATTAGGTACCAAGAAATTTGCCCTTTGGAAGCTATTTTGTAGTCCTTCTTCGTTTTGCCACTTGAACTTAAATCTATATTTACCCTTCGTTGGTATCCCTTTACTTGGGTCGTCTGACAATACTTGTTCTCCGAATTCATTAGTGAATACGTAATCCAGGTTCATCGGAACGTTGAGTACATATGTACCGTCAGGATCAATAACTTTCCCTTCTTGTTCTACTTGATAAACTTCTAATATCGGTAAACCATTTTCATCAGAATTGATCGTATGTCTAATCGCCTGTATTTCGCCAGGTCCTGAAACTAATTCACATAAGTTACCTGTATTATTTTTAGGTTTACAACCCACCTTTAACGCATCGTCATTTGTTGTTGAGATAATTGATCCCATAAAGATTGACGTAGGTTGGATATTAATGTTTGCTTGTTTTGTTAAATCGAAATCTACTCTTGTAATTCCAACTTGACATAAATCTTGGTCACCCCAAAATGGTGCAACATCCACATCAAATACCAAGTTTTTAATTTGTGGTAATTCTCTTAAGTTAGTTGAGGTTTTAAATGTGGATCCGTTAACTTGAGTTTCAGTTGCAAGTCCTTGTTGGATTAAGTCTTGTGGCGCTAATGAGAAACAACCTATATCTGAAAGGTCGACATCCATTACAATAGTTTGGGTACCAGTTGGTACACCAAAGATCATAAAGTCACCACTTTCATTTGTTGTTACGGTAAATCTGTAGTATTTGTCATAAACCTCAATATATGACTCATCCATTAATACATCACCCACATTTGGGAATGTACCTGTAGATTGGTGTCCTCGATATGATGGTAATTTAGGAAGTAAGTTATACCTGTAACCTTCTTCATTAGTATCCGTAATCGTTCTGTAAGGGTATAACTCTGATATAACGGGATCAACTTCATCCGCATCATCCAAAGGGATAAACACGGAAACTTTTGCGTTTGGTAAACCAAACCCGTTATTAACAAAAACACGACCAACTACAACACCGTAATCAGCACACATCCTTGTGTATAAATCATTAGCAAGAATCTTTAAGGATAATACTTCCAAAGATTCCCAATCTTGTTCTAAATTGACGTTAATGTATTTGTCAACACCAACTTCGGTTCTTATTCTATATGATTTGGGCATTAAAGATTTCGTTTTTTCATAAATAGTTTATTTCCTATTTTAGAAAAAATAATCTTATTTTGAGAAAAATAAATTACTAAGAGAAGTTTACCGATTTTAAGTTCAATACCCTTACATTAATATCCTTGTTTGGGTATCTAATTTGGTAAGTTTGGGTTGGTGTTGCGAATATAGTATCAGCCGTTGGTTGGATCTGTCTTGTTAATGGATCTGAATACGGCATCGATGTTTGTGCTGATGAATACTGACCTCCAACTTGGTTAAAGAATAGAACATCAGACACACTTACAATACCATTTTCCGATTGTAGTATTCTCCTTAATTCAGATATATTAACGTTCTGACCTAATTCTCGAACCAACGGGTTAAAGAATTCACTCACCTGCTGAATCACTTTGGCAATCACCGCACCTTGATTCTGACTATTATCTAATACAACGTCAACAGTTACCGATAGGTCAATTGTTTCCGCAGCCTCAATTGAGATATAGTCATTTATCATCCTAAAGTTGGATAGGTAATTGGCAACATTTTGTTTAAGTGTGTTTGATATAACATTTGTCAAACTACCACTTGTGTCGTAAGATAACATTTTAATTTTTATCTTATTATTTTCTTCTGTGATCGCAACTTTAGCAGGTGCACCAAACTGAGAAGGCATTGTTCTTATGATTGAGTTGTAGTCATTTACCGTAACAGCTCTGTTTTGTGCTGCAAAGTTAAATGCTACCATGTTTCTAACATCTTCAGTTGTTGGTATGTTCGCTCCCCCAATTGCTGCGGTTACGTTATTACACTGCAGACTATTAATAACACTTCTATTAACTG